AAGTCTGCCACCAGCGAGGTCAAGGCGCTTCGCGAGAAGCATGAAGCCGAAATCAAGGCCAACGGCGAGGCGACTGCCGAGACGAAAGAGGCCCTTACCGGCATCGAGTCCAAGCAAGCCGCCCTTGGCGAAACCCTCGAAAAGCTGGACCAAAAGCTGATCGAGCTGGAAACCGAGCAAAAGCAGTTCCGCCCCGGTGGCTCACGCCATGAGCGTAAGAGCCTTGGTGAAATGTTCATCAAGTCCGACGTTTACGAAGCGGTGAAGTCCAGCGGTCGCGGCAACAACCAGCCTGCCTCCTTCCAGCGAAAGGACATTACCAGCCTTACCGCTTCGGCAGGCGCGCTGATTCGCCCCGACCGCGACCCCGAGGTGTACCGCGACCCGTCGCGCCCGACCCGCATTCGCGACCTGATTCCCGCCATCCCGACACAATCGGGTAGCGTGGAGGTGATGCGCCTTAACGTATTCACCAACGAGGCAGGGCCGCAGGGCACTACCGCTGGCATTGGCGCCGGTGAGTTCGTTGGTAAGAACGAGTCGAATGTAACCTGGGAGTTGGTCACCTATCCGGTTCGCACCATCGCCCATTGGGTGCCTGCCAGCCGTCAGGCTCTCTCTGATGCGCCGATGCTGCAAAACCTGATTGACGTTGAGCTGACCTACGGCCTCGATCTTGAGTCCGACAACCAGCTTCTGCTGGGCGATGGGCTGGGTCAGAACGTTACTGGTCTGCTGGTTGACGGTGATATCCCCGATATCGGTGAGCTTGCCGTTGGCACCGATGCCGGCGACGTTCCCAGCGCGATGATCGATCATATCCGCGCTGCCGTGACCGAGCTGCAAACCAACGAGTATTACAATCCGAACGGGATTGTGCTTAACCCGGTGGACTGGGGCACCCTGGAAACCGCCAAGGCCAGCGACGGCCACTACCTGATGATTCAGTTCCCGGCTAACGGCGCTGATAATCGTATCTGGCGTATGCCGGTGGTGGTGACCAACGCCATGCCCGAAGGGCAGTTCCTCTTGGGCGACTGGACCATGGGCGCCAAGGTCTATGAGCGCGAAGACGTTAGCGTTCGCGTGAGCGAATCTCACGCCGACTTCTTTGTTCGCAACGGCGTTGCCATTCTGGCTGAGGAGCGTTACGCGTTCGCGGTCAACCGCCCCAACGCCTACGTTAAGGGTGCGTTTACCGTGGCTGACGCCTAATCGCTTAGGTGCTAAACTAAGGGGGCAAGCCTACGGGCTGCCCCCTTTTTTTGTAGGAGTGACAGTATGCCCATGTACCGCTGCCTTGTGTCGTCCGTTAACGGGCTGCGCAAGACTGAAATTTACCGTCCTGACGACGACCATTCCCGCCAGCTTGTGGCGCGCGGCATTGTGGAAGAGATCACGCCAGAGCCGGAAGCCGAACCGGAAAAGCCCAAGCGTAAGCGCAAGCCAAAGGGTGGCGACGATGCGCAAGCGGCTAACCCTGACGAAACCATCGAGTACAAAGGCGACGACGCATGACCTATGCCACCAGCCCCATCGGCCCTGTGACCACTGCCATCGAGCTTGCAGACCTTGCCGACTGGCTGGTGGTGGATGTTGCCGACCCCGTTCTGCCCATGGTCGCCAAGATGGCCACGGCCCATGTTGTCGAGTACCTGCAAAGCGAGCTAGTGGAGCGCCAGCGAACGGTGGTATATCAGCAGTGGCCAGCTCGCGGCAGCTATGCGCACTTGAGCATCAGCCCACGAAATGACCAGATCGAGCATGACGTTGTGCTTCCCTACGCGCAGCTTATCAGCGTGGAGAGCGTGACGGCTTACGGCGAGGCGCTGGACGCTGCCGATTACCGCATCCTTGACACCAAGCCGGCGAGCATCCGCCTATCGCCTCAGTACGCCACCAGTGACGACTTTCCGGCCTTGTCTGTCGAGTATACGGCTGGCTTCGGCCCTACGGCGCAGGATGTGCCGGAAGAAATACGCATCGGCATCATGACCCTGGCCGGGTACCTCTACGAGCATCGGGGCGCCTGCGATGTGGACATGGCCATGAGGTCTAGCGGGGCGGCTGCTATGCTCTATCCCTACAAACTTAGGGCGGTGGCGTTATGAGCCGATTCGGTAACTCTAACGTACACTCAACCCGGCGCTCGACCACGTTCGGGCGCCTAGCCGTTGACGTAAGCAACACGGCGTTTTTCGAGGGCAAAGAATACCGGGTTAGTTTGGAATACGCCGTTGGCGGCACCCCGCTGGTGCTTCGCTTTGACGCGCCAGGCGACTTCATCTTGCAGCGCCAGGCGTTAAGCTGCGACGCAGGAAACATTCGGTTTAGGGCGTACCGCGATGTGCAAGGCGTAGAGTCTGGCACGTTTGGCAATATCATCCCTATCTACAGCGTCAACCTGATGGCCGAATCTCCCGCCGTTATGCCGCAGGCTGGCATCACCAGCGGCGGCGAATTCACGCCCAACGAGGGCGAGCCTTCCGTTGAGACGATCCGGCTCCGCACCAGCGGCAGCACTGCCCAGCGCATCACCGTGACGAGCGCAGTAGGTGACGAGCGTGGCCTGCCCGCTGGTGTTTACTATCTGGTGTTGGCGCGCATGGATGGCAGCGACACGGCGGCAGGCGTTTTTGATTTGAGCTGGGAGGAGAGGTGATGCAATGCTGCGACATTTACCCCGGCATGTTACGCGAAAGCGTCGAACTACAGCGGCAAGAAACCGTGAGCATCGGGGGCGGCGCGACCGAAATCAGCTACGTGACTTACGCCACGGCGAGAGGCTTTATGAAGCCCCTGAGCGGCGGTGAGCGGCTGTATGCCGAGCGACTGGACGCACAGACTCGCAACCGGCTTATCTTGCGCTACCGATCCGACATTGTGGAAAGCGACCGGGCGGTGATTCGGGGCAGGGCGTACAACATCACGTGGATTAATAACCTGGAGTTCCGAAACAGGTGGTTGGAGATCGACTTGTCGGGGGGTGTGGCGACATGACCCTACGCATCGAAGGTATGGACGACCTGCTAGCCAACCTCAAGCGGATGGGCGACCTAGGCGAGCGACACGGCGCCAGGGCAGTACGCGCCACGGCTGAGAAGGTGCGCACGGACGCCGTGCAGGCTGTCCAAAAAGGGCCGGCCACTGGGCGCGTCTATGAGCGTGGCTCTGGGCAGAACTTGAGCGCCACGCACCAGGCGTCAGCGCCAGGTGAGGCGCCCAACACAGACACCGGCAACCTCGCCGGGTCTAGTCGGGTGAGCCATGATGGGTTGGCCGCCGATGTGGTGTTCCAGGCGCCTTATGCTGAGGCGTTGGAGTTCGGCACATTCCGCATGGAGCCGCGACCCTTTCTCAACCCGGCTTTGATGAAGAACGCGGACTATTTCAAAAAGCAGCTAGAAGAGGCGCTAGACAGGGCCGCTAACGAGGTGAGCAAGTGAGCGCAGTTGATTTGCAGAACGCCATTTACGACGCCGTATCCGCAGCCGTAGCACCGCTTCCGGTATATGACAACCCGACGCAGGTGGCCGACCCTGACAATAACGACGCCTTCCCTTTTGTCACGGTAGGCGATGCTACGCTGTCAGAGTGGGGCGATGACTGCAAAGCGGGATTCGACGCGCAGGTAATCATCCATACATGGAGCCGAGCGCACCATACGCTAGAGACAAAGGCGGTGCAGGGCGATATCTATACCGGCCTTCACCGCGTCGATCTTATGGTGGGCGGGACGCCCGTTGTGCTGTGCGAAGAGCAAAGCCGCGACGCCTTACGTGACCCGGACGGCGTGACTGTTCACGGCGTTAGCCGGTATCGGGTGGTGTGGACGCCCACCCCTTGACATTCGCCCACAGCTGCCCTATGTGCTAGACTGTTAAGCGGATATCCACATAACGTAACAGAGGTTCAAGACCATGGCAGAGCTTGCAGGCAACGGCATCGTAGGCCGCAAAATCCTTATGTACAAAGGCGATGTCGATACCGGCATCTTGCTTTGTGCGCGCACGAAAACCATCACCCTCGGCTCCGAGTCTATTGATGTGACCTCGGACTGTGACGACGGTTTCCGCACCCTCCTGGCAGACCCGGCGCAACGTCAGATCGACATGGCCGTTGATGGCATTCTGCGACAGGATGATTTTGTCGAGCCGCTGATTGATCCGGCCCCGGCAACCTTCCTCGATACGTGGACGCTTGTTATTCCCGGCCTTGGCGAGATTAGCGGCGAATTCTTCCTCTCCGACTTCGAGCTGGGCGCCCCCTATAATGAGGGAACTACCTTCTCGGCTACCGTCCAATCTTCGGGCGCCTGGACCTACACGCCGGAGGGTCCGTAAGCCATGGCCGCAGTCTTTCAGGAGGTGACGCTAGGCTGGGGTGGTGAGGAATACAGCATCACCCCGACCATGCGCCTGCTCAACAAAATTGAGCAGGATATCAGCCTTAGCCAACTGGCGCACCGCATGTATCAAGGCGATGTGCCAATGAGTCACCTTGCCTCGGTTATCGCCATCTTCCTGCAAAGCGCAGGGGCGAAGGCGACCGATGAAGAGGTTTATCAGGAACTCATGACCGGCGACCCCGAGGCGGTGCAAGAGATGGCCGGCGCTATCATGATGGCTGTTTTCCCGCAGCCAAAAAAAAGCGCGGCCCCGTCAACAGCAAAAGCGGCACCAGCGAAGCGCAGCAAAGCGAAGAGCTAACGTGCGTCGATGTTGATTGGGGCGATCTTTACGATGTGGTCGTGGCGGGCTGGGAGATGCGGCCCGCCGACTTTTGGGAAATGACGCCAGCGGAGTTTTGGCGTATCCACGAATGCAAACGACCACGCGACGCATCACGCGACTACGCCGGCAGGCTGTCCGAGGATGATGTAGCCGAGCTTTGGGAGATGATGGATGGCTGATGCAGGCAATTTAACAGTACGTATCGGCGCGGAAACGTCTGGTCTAAAGCGTGGCTTACGTGAGTCCGAGACAGGGCTGGGGCGGCTGTCACGCGCCAGCGTGCCGGCTATCAAAGCTATCGCCGCAGTAGGCGCCGCAGCAGCGGCAGCAGCGGTCGGCGTTGCCGCCATGACCCGCGCTGGCATGAACGCGATTGACGAGCAAGCCAAGCTGGCACGCCAGCTAGACGGCACTATCGGCGGCCTTCGCGGTTTGCAGCTTGCGGCGAATGATGCGGGCGTAGCATCCGGCACGCTTAACAGCGCCATGCAGCGGCTTAACGCACGTCTTGGCGAGGCGCGTAGCGGCACAGGGGCGGCGGCTGATGCGCTGTCCCGCCTGGGCCTGACCGCCCAGCAGCTTGGCGGTATGGACGTAGACGAGCGCATGGCCACGCTTGCCGACCGCATCCGCGACATGGGCCTGTCGTCTGATCAAGCCGCTGCCATGCTTCGCGATCTTGGCATCCGCCAGGGCGAAATCGTCAACCTGATGCGCCAGGGTGGCGACGCCATCCGCGACGCAACGCAGGAGATCACCGATTACGGTTTGGCCATTGACGCAGTGGACTCGGCAGCCATTGAGGCGGCCAACGATGCGCTTTCCCGCGTCGGCATGGTGCTGGAAGGTGTGAGGGCACAGCTTGCGCAACAGCTTGCGCCTATCATCCTCGTCATCGCTGAACGATTCAACAACGCGGCCAGGGAGGCCGGCGGCTGGGGTGCGGTGATATCCACGGCTATCGAAAACAGCATTCGTGCGTTCGGTTCCTTCCTTGATGTGGTGCAGCGAGTCCGGCAAGGGCTTGGGCGTATCGGCCTGGTGATGGCTGAGCTTCGCCTGGCCTTTGCAACTTTTGTGGACAGTGCTGCGCAGGGCTTCGCCAAGCTGATCGACGGCATGATCAACGGCATCAACGCCGTTATCCGAGGCATGAACCGAATCCCCGGCATGGGCGGTGTGGAAGAGCTTGGGGCCTTTGCCGATAGCGCGGTCATCGAGGGTATTGGCCAACAGTGGATCAACGCTTTTGAGGCAGCGGGCGGCGCCCGTGAGCAGTTCGCTAACCTGATGGACCAGCCGATGCCGTCCGAGCGCATCGCGGAATTTTTCGAAGACGTGGAGAAGCGGCGGCAGGAGCTTGCCGATAGCATCGCAGAGGATGGCGGCATTACCGGCATGCTCATGGGTGCCGGCGGCGAAGGCGGCGAAGGGGGCGCGGGCGCAGGTGCCGGCGGTCGCAACGAGGAAGAGCTAGAGCGGTTACGCGACCATATGCAGCAGCGGCTAGACATTATCCGCGAATCGCTTATGGATGAAGGCGAGCTAGAAACAAACCGCTTCCTTGACCGCATGGAGCAGCTACATGAAGCCCGAGAAATGGAGCTTATCGGGCAGGAAGAACACCAGCAGTTAATGCAGGAGCTTGCCGCCCAGCATCAAGACAAGTTAACCGAGATCGAGAATCGCGGCGCTGACGAGCGAGCCAAGGCGGAAAAGCGCGTATCCGACCAGATTATGTCTATGCGAATGGCGGTATTCCAGCAAGGCGCCAACTTGCTAGGACAGTTCGCGCAGGAAAGCAAGGCCGCAGCCGTCGCGCAAATTGCGCTTAACAAAGGGCTTGCCATCGCGCAAATCGTGCAGAATACCGCCGTAGCCCAGATGCGCGCCATGGCAGAGCTGGGACCGATTGCAGGGCCGCCGGCTGCTGCTAAAATTGGCGTGATGGGCAAGATTCAAGCGGGCATCGCTGCTGCAACCGGGTTGGTTCAGGCCGCTGGCGCCATGAGTGGCGGCGGTGCGGGTGCTGGCGCAGGTGTTGCCAGGGGCGGGCCAGGTGGCGCAACAGGCGGCGCGGGTGGCGGTGAACCGGCTGGCGGCGCGGCCTTCGGTGGCACGCTTACCGTTGAGGGAATTACAGCCGGCGCGCTGTTTAGCGGTGACCAAGTGCGAGAGCTTGCCGAAGAGCTGTTGAATTATCAGCGCCAGGGTGGGGAGATCGTATTAGCATGAACGACTTTACCCGAATCCCCGTCACGGTCGTTGAGATAGACCAAGACCGCTGCGAGCTGACGTTCTCGCAAGGCGCATGCCCTGCCACTGGTGAGCCTTGCTACAACACGCGGGCCACGTGTCAGGCACCGGAGGCGTACACGCTAGGCGAGCCGCTAACGCTGCGCTTCTCCATGCGCGACCGGGCAGAGGGCTTCGACGAGTACGTCATCCCGATGGTGGATCGCGTATCGACGGCCCCCACACGTATCAACGTGGGCGGCAGGCGGGGCAACACCAAGCCGCTAGGCATTCGCGCTACTGCCGATGTGACGCTGAGCGACGCGCCACATTCTGACCTGCTGGTGGACCCATACGTTGACGAGCGTTCGTTCGACCCGCTAGAGCGTTCGACATTCTGGGCGAAGTGGCTCAGGCGTAACCCCTACTACAACGGGCGCCCCTTCCGCATCCTTGAGGGCTTTGCTGGCCAGGCGTTGTCGGAGATGCAGACGCGCCACTATGTGCTGGACAACATCGAGGGGCCAGACGCCAGTGGGCGAGTGCGTATTAAAGCGCAAGACGTTCTACGCCTGGCCGACGACGACAAGGCGCAAGCGCCACGTCTGTCTAATGGCATCTTGTTGTCTGACGTAAGCGAGACGGCGACAAACCTAGTGGTGACCCGCGCCACGCTTGCCGAATACACGCAGTACGGCACCAACGCCATCCGGCTGGGCGATGAAGTGATCCGCTACAGCAGCGTTTCCACACTGGGCAGCGGCGATCTACAGTTCACTGGCTTGCAGCGTGGGACCGATGGCACCGAGGCGCAAGACCATGACGCAGAGGATAGCGTTCAAGCGTGCCTTGAGTACGTAAACCGCCAACCGTATGACATCGCTGCCGAGCTGCTGACCGAGTATGGCAACGTCCCGAGCGCGTTCGTTGATGAAGCCGCGTGGGAAACGGAAAACGCCCGCTGGCTGGCATCCTACCCCGTCTCCACTTTGCTGACAGAGCCGGTAGGCGTGACCACGCTGCTAGGCGAACTGTCAGAACAGGCGCTGTTTTATCTCTGGTGGGACGAGCGCGAACAGGAAATCAAGTTTCGCGCAGTGTCTCCGACCATTGGCCTTGTGCCGCTGATTAGCGAACGCGACGACATTCTAGCCGACACGGCGAAGATCACCGTCAGGCCCGAACAGCGCGCCTCGGAGGTGTGGGTAAACTTCCTCCCGATTGACGCCACGGAAACCGGCAGCGAGCGCAAGCACTACCGGCGCACGCGGGTAAGGGTAGACGCTGCCGCGTCGTCGCCGTTCGAGTATGACGACCGGCGCGTATATGAGGTGTTCAGCCGGTGGCTAACCCTGGACATTCAAGCGTCGCTGCTGGCCTTCCGCTTGCTGGCATCCTTCCGCGATCCGCCCGCCTACCTTGCGCTAGAGCTGGATATCAAGGACCGGGCGCTCGGTGTGGGCGATGAGTTCGACGTTGAGTATCGGGGCTTTGTTGACGAGTTCGGGTCGCCTGCACTAATCCGCTATCGGGTTATCAGCGCGCACGAATCACCGCCGGGGCAGCGCATCAAGATCGAAGCGCAGAAAAGCCAATTCGGCGTTGACCAACGATTCGGTTTATGGATGCCCGCCGGTTCTGTAGACTATGGGCAGGCCGACGAGGAAGCCCGAGCAACCGGGTTTTATTGGGCTGGAAGCGACGACAAAATGCCCAACGGCGATAACCCTTACCTCTGGATATAGACTATGGCCGACTGGACGAACATTCAAAACGCAAACATTGAGCCCGGCGCCCCGGCGCTTAGCTCGGTGGCCTTTGCCTTCCGCGACAACCCTGTGGCTATTGCCGAGGGTGCTGCGGGTGCGCCGAGGGTTCAGAACGCGGCGATTGCTAACAGTGCCGTTACAACGCTAAAGCTTGAAACCGCTGAGCGCATGACAACCGCCAATGTCGCGTCAAACACCGCAGGGCTTGGACGCGGCGCGGTTGGGTCTTATGCGTTTCTGGCGCTCGTCTCGGGTGGCTCAAGTGGCGGCGACACCAAGGCTGGCTCAGGTTTATCATACGCATCCGCAACTTCGGAAGGTGGGGTTAGCTCCACCGGCTCGCCGTCAGGCACTTGGCGCAACATGGGGAATACGCTATCCACGGGCAGTGCCACCGTGTTTCTGAGGATCTCCTGATGATCGAATACAAAAACCCTTGCTACAACGAAAACGGCACCATTGACGTAGAAATCAACCACCCCGACTTCGGCTGGATTCCGTTCACTGCCGACCCCGACGACGTTGAGCCGCACGGTCGCCAGATGTTCGCAGACTTGAAAGACGAGGCCGCGCCCTACGTAGCAGAGGAGCCGACCGATGGCAGTCTTGATTGAAAACGGCGTAACCCTTCCACAGCCGACCCATGCGCGCATTGGTTACCGAGACGTTATCACCGCGACGAGCGCCACCAGCTCAGCAACGGGCGCGCCTGCGTCTTCCGCCCTGACATGGCAGACCTATGAGCGGTGGC